GGATAAAACAGTGCAGATAATAGAAACCATAAAACTACAGCTCCAACTAATACTAAAAATATAAATACCGGATTCATATAATTCTCCTTACTACGGTATGCGTTTTCTTACGCATACCGTATAATTAAATTATCATTTATTATTCTGCTGAGTCTGACCGTTCAGAATTTTAACTCCACCGGTAGATTCTACAGTCTTAGCAGCAAGTTCTCTCATCTGAGCATATGCATCGTCAAGTTTCTGCTGTAATTCAACTTTTTCTGCTCTCGCATTAGCCAGATCCTCTGCAAGTCTTTCATTTTTATCTTCCAGAAGCTGTTTCTGATATTCAGCATCTTTCTTAAGTGCTCTGACCTCAAACGCATTTGATTTATCAGCATCGGCTTTACCTTTTTTAATACCTTCCTCTGTTGCTGCCGCAATCAATGTCGGAATCTCTTCTACTTTTGCTTCTAATTCCTTTACATGATCAGCTTTTGCATTCAGTTCTGTTTCTTTCTCAAGAGCCGCTGTTTCTCTAAGTTCCAAAATCTTTTCTCTAGCAGCTTTCTCATCTTCCCATTTATCATTTTCGGCTTTACGACTGCGTTTCAGATTATAAGTATATTCATCTTCCTCACGACTACGAGTTAATTTAATTTCATTTTCTCTTGCTTTAGCTTCTGCATTGATAGAACAAATAATTTCCTGTTTCTGCTGCTTCAGTGCCTCAATTTCAGCTTTCAGTGTATCTTTTTTCTCACCCAATTCAGCTTCAATCTCTGCTTCTTTCGCTGCCTGAGCCTCTTTTAACTCTTCATTTTTCTCTTTATAAGCATTGATCATAGCTGCCATAGCATTTGCTTTTGTCTCAATGCCATATAATTCATCTAACTCAAGCTGTTTAATTTCAATAGCTTCTGTAAGATCATTGTATTTCTTGATAATCTCTGGATTAAAGATATCCTCTTTTGCTGTTGCATCTGCAGATTTGATGACTTCTGTTTTCAGTTTTGCTGCTGCTTCTTTTGCAGGATCATCAATCATTCGGTCTCTTGTATCAAGTTTCTCCACCGCTGCCTTATACGCTTCCATAATTTCTGCTTTTGTTGATTTCATTGTAATTTCTGCCATGTTTTTAGTTCTCCTTTTTCTCCGTATTTTGTTTAATTAAATTTTTATATCAAAGCTTTAATAGCTTATCAATCACATTTACTCCATCCACATGATTTACATGTGTTACATCCACCTTCAAAAATTAACTCTCCTCCACATTGAGGACACTTAGCTTTATTTATCTGTTTATTAGTACTTTCTATAAATTCATCACCATCTCCATCATCAAATAGATCATTTTGCATTTCATTGTACATATCTATTAATGCATTTCCGATTGCAACTGGACAACTGCTTCCTTTTGATGTGTCATGTTTTGTTGCTCTTCGCACTGCATATGACGGGCAAGTTCCAGATGATGCAAGCTGATCGACAATAGAATAAATATCAATTCCGCCTCTAGCAGCAAGTGAAATAGCTCTGGATAAGCCAATCATAAAATTCTGGCAACCACCGGAAGATCCTTTACTGAAATATGTTTCAAGAAGCTGTCCGGTTTCTGGATCAAAAAATGCTTCACAATGTAATGTTCCACATCCAGTTGTAAGTGTCCTTTTCTTGCCAATGCAATTATCATCTGCTTTAATAATCATTCCTCTTTCTAAAGTATGAGATTTGACATCAGCTGGCTTTGTATCTTTCTCTTTAATAGTTGTCGTTAAAATACCTGCACGTTTACATCCGTCTCTAAAGATAGTTACACCTTTTAATCCTGCATCCCACGCTGTCATATATAAATCTTCAACCTGTTCAACTGTAAAATCATTTGGAACATTAACAGTAGAACTAATAGATGCATCAATGTGTGACTGCCAAATACTTTGCATATAGATTCTGTTCTTATAATCCAGTGTCTGCGCAGTTACAAAGTAATCTGGTAATTCAGAATCATCTTTTAATTCATGTTTATCCATATATTCTTTTACAATTGGAGTGTAGACTTTATAATATTCATCATGACCTTTAAGAGACTCTGTTTTTCTTGTATAGTAGTTTGCAAAAATAGGTTCAATGCCACCAGATACACCAATCATAGTTGAAAGAGATCCAGTTGGTGCAATTGTAAGTAACTGAGAGTTTCTAAGTCCAAATGATTCTACTAATTCTTTTGTTTCTCCTAATGCATTTTTACTATAAAACGCTGATTGTTCTACCGCTTCTGGTTTATATTTAGGATATACACCATATTCTTTTGCTAACACAGCAGATGTTTTAATCGCCATATCTGCCATAGTATGTCCAATCATGTCACATAAATCAATGGCTTCTGGACTACCATATTTAATTCCCAGTTTAATAAGCAAATCGGCAAGACCAAAGATTCCAAGTCCAATCTGTCTCCAATCATATACAGATTCTCTTTGTTCTTTTAATGGATGGAGTGGAAGTCCTTCATCTAATACTTCATTTAATGCAATAACAGACGATTTGACACAATGCTTGAAGCTCTCAAAATCAAATCCTGTATCACATGCAAATTCAGCTAGGTTGATACTACCAAGAAGGCACGAACCTCCCGCTGGCAAAGGTTCTTCTGCGCAAGGATTTGTTCCTGCATATTCGAACTCATCATCACAACTAAGCAAGTTCCAATTATTGATTCTGTCCCAGAAAAGCATTCCAGGTTCAGCATAATCCCAGTTCATTTCACACATTTTATGAAACATTGCATACGCATCTATTTCTTTAGTAATCGTTTCTTTTGTTTCCAATCTTGTGAATGACAGAGTAAATGGAGTTCTATTCTTTACAGCAGCCATAAACTTATCTGTAATTCGAATAGAAATATTCGCTTTTGTAACTCTATCGAGATCTGATTTTATACCAATAAATTCTTCTAAATCTGGATGCTCACATGAAATACTGAGCATTAAAGCCCCTCTTCGACCGTTTTGTCCAATTAATCCAGTAACCATAGAATAAAGATCCATAAATGATACAGAACCGGTTGTTTCTTTAGCAGCATTATTTACTCGCGCGCCTTTTGGAGCTAACTTACTAATATCAACTCCACATCCACCACCATAGCTATATGTACGTGCCAGTTTCTTAGCACAATCAAAGATACTTTCAATGTTATCTTCCGGTGGTTCAATTACATAGCAATTACTGAGACTAATTTTACGTCCTTTATTCTCAAGACCTCTATTAGCAAGAATGCGACCTCCAAATAAGAATTTTTTTTCTTTTATTAATTCTGCTATTGCTATGTTTTTGCCAGAAACACGGGTGATCCATTCGTCAAATGACTCATTATTATATCTATATTTTCTTTCCCAAATATCTATGCCTAATTGATTATCATGTCCTAGCCATTCCTGTACTGTCATAACGATTTCTCCTTTTCCATTTCACTCTTAAGTAAGTCACATAATGCTTCTGCAGCTTTCGAAAAGCTCATATCATTCACAAACAAGTGGTCATACCCTTCAGCTTCTTCATATTTAGTGAATTGTTCATCTTCACTGTTATATCTGGAGTAAAATTCTTCTTCTGATCCATCTCTTTTAAGGAACCTGTCTTTTGCTAATTCAAATGGTGAAGAAAAATAAATCTCGATAAATTTAAATTCATCTTTGCAATGTTCTTTCAAATACTTTGCTCCGTTCGGATCAATTACATAAATATCTGAGTTCAAAACCTCATCGTATGTAGTTCCATATTTAATTCCATTAATTTCAGTATACGCTACAAAGCCTTCTTTAAATTTAATTTCATCGAATTTACTTTCAGATACAAAGTAATGATCTTCATATCCTGTTATTTCATCTTTGCGCGGCAGTCTTGTTGTAATGCTTTTTACCTGTCGAAGTCCTAATGTCTCGCATATATATCTTGCAAGTGATGATTTACCAGAAGCGGTTCTTCCAATAAATAAAAATACTAACTTTTTATGCATTATTTGTTTCATTCCTTTCCGGTATATATAAGATGTGATGATTTTCATCATTACACATAATCTTAAAAAGTCTTGTGCTTACATTGCCATCTGAATCAAGAAATCTTTTGCAAGTATCTTTCTTGCAGCACTCATTACCATCTTTCTGGCAAAAATAATAACTATCTTTTTCATTATCGCATCCAACTACAATATTAGTTCCGTTTGCAAAATATACATTCATACATTATTGCTCGCAATCTTTAAAAGTAATTCTCTATTAATTCCCGGATACCAAGACTCAATCTGATTAATTAAATCTTCAATCATGATTTGAAGCTCCGGAGCAGCTGTTCCATGAGCGCCACCATCTTTTGATCCTCTCTCAACATAAATATGCGCTAATTCAGTAATATTTATTTTGAAAGTAAAATTCATGGGAATTGCCAGTGGATATAAACCACGTTTTACATCTTTATTATTTTCTAATCCTTTTTTAATGAAACCATTATTTGACCTTACATAAGTATCACCATAATAACTAATCTCACCAGGAATTTTCGTACCAAGATATTTTAATACTTCATCCCATGTGATAATTTTATCTTCGTACCATTCAGAAACTTCTCCCTCATGGTAATCTGCAAGCCTTGTACTGCTACGAATAATCCTGTTATCCATTCTCTTTGCGTGGGAATCCAGATCATCAGTTGCCCCTCTATGAAGACCTTCTACAACAACGGAAATATCTTCAAATCGTAGCATTGTGATATGCTTTTGTCCCCATTTAAGAAGTTTTGCTACTTCTTTGTCGAATTTAATTTTTAATTCATCATCCTCTGGCAGATCTAATGGCCTCCCATAACGATCTGTGCAATGATCTACCATTTCTTTAAGCTGCTGCTCTATCTCTACATTCCATGTTCTTTTGCTCATGTACATTGTTCTGATTGCATCTCTTATTGAGTGCATTTCTGTAAGGGTTACTTTCATGTCTACATATCTCCTTGAGTTAATTTAATTTGTTTTCCCTGTGCCATTATAATAGCACTATAGGTTTCTGATGTCAATAGCAAAAGTTAATTTAATTTGTTTTGTTTTTTAAAAGTTCATTTACGAATGTTTTCATAGGTTCTCTCATATTGACATTCTCAGATAACCATTCCAGATATTCAGGATCTGTCTTTGCAACGTCTACCAGTAACTCGTCCTTATGTTTCTTATACGGACATTTGTATGTCTCGATATCCGGTAAATCATATGCATCAGTATCATCTTTAAAAGAAATATCAATGTCTTTTCTGGAAGCCAAATAATCTGCTACATGTACAATTTTATCTAACTGTGATTTTGGCTTTGGTAAGACAATACTTTCTCTATCACTTGTGTTCCATTGTCCCATATGAGACGAAACAGCATCAGCAATAATCTCAAGTTCATCATCTTCGAGATATAATCCTTTATAATTACGAATATATTCTGCTGCCAACAACGGATGATTAAATACAGTAAACACCTTTTTTCCATCCTTTGCCTTTTCTTCATATATTTCTGCAGTACCAGACTTTTGAATATCATGTGCCAAACAAGCAACACGTCCAAGATCTATCCATCTCTCATCAAACTGATTCTGGTACTGTTCTAATCCGATGATATAATTGTAAATCCTTAATACTGCTTTTGTATGACGCATTAAACCGCCATCACCCAGCGCGTATGCCGGGTGATATTTACCTGTAGAACTTGCCGCAACTTTGAAAAAATAGTCTGGGGCATCGTCCAAAACAACTTTTGCAAAATCACGAATATCATCTGAAGTAATTGTTTTTAATTCGTTTTTAAATAATTCTGACTTCATTTGCTCTCCTTTTTGTTTAATTTAATTTTTAACTTCTTTAATATATCTAATAAAAAAGTGTTCCTCTTAAAATTCTCTTTCTTTTTAATGGATCTGTTTACAGTGTCTTTATCTCCAATATGAAAGCATTTTTCTTTTGTACGTGTTAATGCCACATATAATAAATTAGAATTCATCATATAAGCATGACAAGATGGTGTAAGTGTAATCGTCACCTTAGCACTTCCTCCTTGGCTTTTATGAATAGAAATTGCATATCCAAGCAGCAACATTGACATTTCTGATTTTTCATATTTTACTCTGACACCATCAAAATCAATAATAGCGCCTGTCTTATGTTCATTTGTATATGGAATAATTTCGTCATAAATATCAATAATCTTTCCTAACATACCATTAGGAATAAATG